AGATCACCGATGATAGTGGTCAAGTTGCTGTTCACTTTGGTGAAAGTTGCAGCAGCTTTTGCAGTGATAGTCGCATCAACACCTGCCACTTGTACATCACCAAGGACGTTCTCACGGTTGTACGCCAGTGAGTTACCTTCGATGCCGTCAAATGGGAGAACCTCGAACATCTGGTTCACAGTGATAATGTTTTCGATCACACCGGCGACTAAGTCGTCAAGTGCGAGTTTTGCGGATTCGGCCAGCGTTACTGATGCCATGATTACCCTCCGGTAGTGTTGAGAAATTGTTTAGTGTTGCCAGGTCACCCAGCGATCTAGCCTCACCTTGAATCACTCGCGGGAGGGTTGACTGGGCAATAAAGCCCAGTCAGTGTTGGCAGAATCATAACGCCTCGTAGCCGAGACGCAACACCGAGAACTTAGCGACGCATCTTAGCAAGCCCAGCGGCGATCTTGTCGCCAGCCGACATCTTGCTACGATCTTGCGCACCAGGGTTCTGACGACGTTGTGCCGGGTTAGCACCACCACCGCCTTGGTTGGTCTGAACTTCGCTGTCAAATGCACGAGCGAATTTCTCATTGGTCTTCATTTCTTTGACCAATTCTTTGATGGTCATCGGTGCACCGGTCACGCTAGAGTAGCGAACATCACCAGCAGCATCAATGACCTGAACCTTGAACACGCCATCTTCTTCCACAGTGCGGGTCTGGGTAGCGATGAACGGCAGCAACAATTCTGCAACGCCCTTTTCTTCAGCGATGGCAGCGTTACCGGCGTTCTCGACCAGCAAACCGTAGAGCTGTTTCTGCAGAGCCTCTGCACGAGTGCTCAACTGTTCACGCTCTTTTTGGAAGCCTTTGGCCAAGTCGGCCTTGATCTTTTCGGGATCAATGCCCTTACCTGCAGCAGCTTGCTCCTGCAGAGTACGAATCTTTTCAGTAATGCTGGAGTGAATTTCGTCAACGGTTGAACCAAATTCTGAGAATTTGCTCAGGTCGACTTTGTTCTTCGCGGCATTGACTGCATCTTGGCGAGCGGCCTTCAGTGATTTATTCAGGTTGGTAACTGCAGTGGAAAAGCCTTTGTACCCTTCCTGGAGTGCGTAAGCGCCGTCGTCACCTTCAGCGTAAGCCACACGGAATTGTTCGGGTACTTTGTCGATTGATTCGACTGTTGTTGGAAATTCAAAGTCCATCGTTTTCTCCTGGTTATCAGTGGGTCACCCACCGTGCACGAGGGGTTCACCCCCAAGTAGGTCGCTTCATGATATCTGCATGACTCGCATGCAGATTCTCATTACTCAACTTCGGCTTCTTCAAAAGCGGTTGGATGACGTTGTTTCAACTGTGCCAGAGTCAGCTCGTTACCCTGACGATCCACGAATTGATCCATCTCCAGGCCACCTTCTCGGAAAAGTTTCCCCTTGGTTTTGCCCAGAACATCGTCCTGGAATCCAGCGGGTTGCTGCTTCAGCCAATCATTGTAGGTTGTCTTCGCAGGCACCGTACCAATGGCGGATTCTGCCCAAGCCTCACGCTGCTTCTTGATCAACGCATTGCGCTGCTCTGGGCTGTACGTCTTCCACTTGTCGCCTGCCTGGGCCTTGGCGTTGGCACGGAAATCCACCTCACGGGCCTTGCGGGTGCGAGTATCAGTGATAGTGGGCTTGTTACCCGCCATGTTTTCCCAGTCCATGACCGGGATCATCGTAGACCGGCAATTGAAATGCGCAGGCGGGCGAGCACCGGGTGGAGACAACACTGAGGCACCGGGTGGGGGCTCATTACCGCCGACTGGGGCAATGTCGCCATCCCGCGCCCGACAAATCGCACTGGTACGCCCGTCCAACATCGAAGTCCAGCGCATCCCAACGATGATGTCAGTGTTCTCCTTCCAGATTTCTTCTCGGGCCGCCGAGGCATAGGAATTCAGTGCTGTTCGTGCGATGGCAGTGGCGTTGCGGCGACTGATCGCCAGAATCCCATCAGAATACTGGCTAGCCCGTGTGCCGACGATGTTCCGAACAATTTGGTCAGTGGTCTGGCCGGTAACAAAACCATCTTGGATAGCAGCCCTCAACCTGGCAGCGTCCTGAACTTCCAATTCGCTGAACCAGTCCTTCAGCAGCTTGCCTTGGAAGGGGCGAGCGAACACCGCCGAACGAACCTGGGCGGCTGACACGGTAGCCACAGTAATTTCAGCCATTGGGATGACCGAACTGAGCAACTCAGTCTGGAACTGTGCCTCCTGGGGCACGAACTCGAACATGTCGTCAGTGAACTGAATCTCGGCCTCTTTCATAGCGGCCTTACGCAACAGACGAATGTCGGTGAGCAACTCCTGGTAGCGCTGATACTGGTAGTCAGAGAGATCACGGCCGGGAATTTCGGGCACACCCTCTTTGCCAATGGAAGGGAGCCGAGAACGCAAAAGCGCCACGGTGTCCGCGTCCATCTGCTCAAGGTATTTCAACATGCGGGCCAGCTCTTGATTGCTGTAGCGCCGCACATCAATTTCGTGTCTTAGGCTCCGGTCAAAGAGCTTTTGGTTGGCCGTGGCCATTCATTACTCCTTGACCGGGGGCTTTTCGGCTGGTTTAGGTTGCCCAGGAGCTGGAGGCTGGTCTGGCTTGTCCTGCTGAGTCGGATCAAGATCCATACCGGCTAGCGCCCGCTCCATATTGGTCGAGATTTCTTCCTCCACCAGTTTAGCATCCTCCTCCTCGTTGAATTCTTCGTCCAGGATCTTACGGCGCGATAACTCATTGAGGTATGCCTTTCTGCTGAGGTCTTTACGTGTACGAGCTTGCTCAAGTGAGGTCAGGCCAGCCGCGTCCATCTCGGCGATGGAATAATCTTTGAACAGATCCACCGTACCAGTGCTATCCGCGGAAATCTTCATCCAATCTGCAGTGATCGAAATAACCTGTGCGATTGCATCCTGGAACACCATCACGATTGACTGCAGGTCACTGCTAGACTCAGCAGAATCAAGAGCACGAGCAGTGGCGGTGGCGTTGCCAGAGCGCTCAACCAGGAATTGCCCGCCATAGGCGGCCATGCGCTTCTCCAGCGCTTCAAGGTCTTTTTGACCAGCATCGATTGCTGCACCGCCGTGCTCCACGTAGTAAAACTTGCCTTCAGGAGCTGGGCTGCTGAGCAATTTGTAAGGGCCTACCACAATCTTCGAGCCAGGGTCGTCCATGTCCACGCCGGAGGCAGCGAGCATGGGGAACCGGGCCACGGTGAGAACGCTGCGTTGGTCAGAACTGCTCTGCCAGTGGGCGATGTTCAAATAAGCTAAGTCCAGGAGTGGTGGCTTGCCTACCATGAATTCGGTGCGGTCGGCGTAGAAAGTCACCAACGGAATGTAGGTGAGGCCGGTGTCCCACTCGTCGACAATCACCCACTGCTCTTTGCCGCCTTTGACTTTCTGCTTTTGGTAAAGCTGGACGTGCCCAGGAGTAAGAACACGGATCTGGGGGATGCAAACTTCCTCCCAGCCTTCCGCTGAAAGGCCGTTGACCGTCTCCATAATGCGAACATGGAGCAACGTCTCAACGCCGTTGATCATCTCGGCGTAGGAAAAGATGAGGTTCTCGGGGGGAATGTGCACCCAGTACGGGCGCATGTTTTCGGCCTTATCGTCAGCCAGGGTGCGTGGTGCCCCGTCTTCTTTGGGGGTGACACGTGGGAATTCGATGAGCACATGGCTGTAAGCCTTACCCAACCCATCCCGGAACCACTGACGGGCGAACACATCCAGGTTGTTACCCTGCAGGTCAACGTCAGGGAAAATCTCGTCCACGATCTGCTTGGGCACGTCTTCGGAGGGCGTTATCGCCTCCCGGAAGGGCTGTCCGGCCAAGGAATCCAGGGTCAATTCGGTCATATTGAGCAAGACGTTGCACGCTAGGCGCTCGTTGTAGCGTTCATCGCTCTCTTCAGAGTGCTGGGGCATGTAGCGGGTGCCAGCGGAACGCATAGCTTCGGTACCGCCCAGGAGCGAGTTAATAACGTCCCACCGGGGGGCCATGAGCTTGTAGGCGTTGCTTAGGCTGTCTGGCCCGGCCTTTTCGTCAGCCATGAGGTACTCCACGTAGAAGGGTTTGCAAAAGTATCACAACTTTTTGTCAAGAGGGGGTTGTCTTCTGTTCCGTGGTCGTCCATGATACGTCTAACACTGAGAAAGCGAGAAGCAAAATGACCACTGAAGTGAAATTTGAAGTTACCCCGGCCCAAACCGTTCGCATCGGTGGCGTGAGCCGCAATCTTCGCGC